AACATAAAGTTGTTAGCGCCTTGAGTAACTAAACATCTCTCAGATAAGTAGTGTACTTTCATTGCGTCAACACCATCTGTAGCAGCACCAACAGAACCAGTAACCCAAGTCTTCATTTTTCTAGACTCAGTTTCTGAAGCTCTGAAACGTACATGTAAAAATGGTCTCTTCATGTTTTTACCTAATTGCTCATCGTAAACTGAAGATACACCAGCAGGAATAACAACTCCTCTAATGTTAGTAACAGTGTCATTTAGAGCACCTCTAGCACCTTTATCATTTAAGTACTTAAAGTCAGACTTGTAAAAATCATAAGATCCACGTCTAAAACCAGAGAAACCTAAATTTAATGCCATATCTTCAGAGTTGTTAAATACTCCGTAAGAAGTACCACCAGCACCATAAGAATTCATAGAAGCTAACATATCGTCCATTGCTAAAGATGTAGATCTATCAAGGAACATCATGTTTTCTTCAATAGCACCATTTTGATCAAACACAGCTAAAATAGCATCAAACTCAGCTAAATCAGTAGCTGCGTTAACACCAGTAACACCTGTAGTTTGGTGACCTCTATTTGTAATAGCTTGGAATAAACCTTCTGTACCGTCACTAGTAGATTGGTCAGTACCACCAATTGCACCAGCACCATCAACAGCAGCTTCAGCTTCTAACATAGTCATTTCTAAATAATCAGTGAAACGAGCTCTAGTATCACCTTCAGCTTTTAAGTACCAAAGATATCCACTTTGACCTTCTTCACCAGAAACTTCAACCCAACCAATTTGAGAAGCGTCTGATCCATTTACTTGGTAGAAGTCTCTCATAATGATATGTTTGTTAGAGTGTGATTTGAATTTAGGAGAGTTCGCAGAACTACGTGCGCTAGATCCTTTTTCAAATTCAGAACCAATAACTAATATTCTTACAGCACCAGCTGTAGTAGCGGTAGATCCTAAAGCTGTTGCCATATTAGCAGCAGCATAAGCAATAACTCTAATTTGATCAGTGTCATCACCATCTGGATCAATATGAGAAACATATCCTCTAGCTGTTTTATCAGCTACAGACATAAGAACCATATCACCAACTCTAATACCGTGATCAGCACCAACAGAATTTCCGTCGATATCGTTTACAATAGTATAGTCAGTATTATTATCGTTATAAGTCGCTGTGTAAGCTAAATGTAATCTACCTTGCTCTGACCAAACAACTCTATCAGAAGCAGAAGCTTCTTCAGCTCCAACTTGAGCTAAGAAACCTGAAATTGTTCTCTTACCATAGATCTCAGCTTCTTTTTCCATAAGATCTGGTAAGTATTGTTGCGCCCATCCTTCAGTTGCAGACGATGTAAAGTCTACATAGTTTTGAGCCAACGTGTGTTTTCTAGGAGCAGCATCAATACCGCTCGCACTTGTAATTGCCATTTTTTAATTGTTTTAAAGTTATTTATTGTTTTTAATTTTTAACTTAAAATCAGAAGAATCTTGGCCCAATACTTTAAACTTATAACCACCAGTATTAACTTGTTTACCATGTTGTTGACGTGGGTCCATGTTAATATTTTTAGACTTAGCTACACTTTGTTTTAAGGCGTCCGCTTTGCCTTGTTCGTAGAAGTGGCTAGCAATAGCATCGGGATTCATAGCTGTATATAAAGATTTATGATAACCTTTAGCGTCTTCTATTTCGTTGTTTTTGTTCAAAAACTTTTTGACAAAATTACTAATATCAGATTGCTGCTCTTTAACATTTTGCGAGTCTTTTACGTTAAACCTAAATCTTTTTTCTCCAACTTTATATTCAAAACCTTTGAAATCTTTGTTGAATAAATTGTCAGTTCTATTTAAAAAAGTTCGCTGTTGTTGATCTGCTATTTTTTTCTGTTCTTTTGATTCCTTGTTATACCTATTAAAGAAATCAATTGCTTTCTGTTGCTCACTCGTGAGCTTTGAACCATATTGGATTTCTTCATAATATTTAGACTTTACACTGTCCAAGTGTTGCTTTGCTTGAGCAACTTGCTCCTTTAAAGCTAATTTTTTTCTTTTTATATCTCTATCCTCATCCACCTCTTCATCATATGAAAAATAATCTTCCATCATAAATTCTATTTCACCTGAATTAAGATGAGGTTTTGTTTGTTTGTAATATTCTTTTAGTAAAGTATGATTATCCATTTCAGAATAATCTTGATTTAACCTAATATAATCACTCATACTCCCACCAGTTTCTTCCATAAAATCTATAAGCTTTTGTATATTTTCTGGAATTGGTTTACCTGTTTCTTTAGATTCTTCTATAGCTTTATCAATCTTGTCTTGTACTTCCTCTGTTTTTTCTTCTATAACCTCGTCAGTGATTTCTTCTAAAACAGGTGTTTCTTCATCTTTTTCAATTGATTGCTCTGGCGTTTTTTCTTCAACTACTTCTTGTATAACTTCAGTTTGATTATCATCAGTTACGTCTGTTGTTTCTTGGTTTTTATCAATTTCTTCTTCTGGTTTTTTACTTAAATCCACTTTTATAACATCTGGATCGTCTTTACTTTCAAATTTACTTAAATCAACTTCAGGTTGTTTTTCTTCCTGATTTTGTTCTGTTTGTTGTTGTGTAGTTTCTTCAACTACGTTTTCTTCTTTTTCTTCCATAATAAAATATTATATAATTAATTAACTTATTCTAGGTTCAAACTGACCTAAACCAAAATCTCCTCTAAGTATATCATTACCTGTAGACTCGAAGTTTTTAGGTGGTTTTTCCTTTTTTCTTTGATCTATTAGTTCACTTTGTTGACTAGCTTGTATTCTAGTTCTTTCGTCTTTCCTATCTTCTTTTTCTTTTTCTTTATCCATAACTATTTGAGTGTCCATTTGCCTCAACTGCATATTGTACTGGAACTCTTGCTGCATTAATTGTGACTTAATTTCAGCCTCTTGCATTAATCTTTGCGATTCCATTTGGGCTTTCATTTGTTCTAATTGGGCTTCAGCTTGAGTTATAGATTGTTGTTTTTGCATTTCCATTTCAGCAGCAGCTTGTTGAGCTTGCATATTTGCTTGTGCTTGAGCTTGTATATTTTGCTGTTGAATTAATTGATCTCTTTCTGCTTTTTTAATTCTTCTAATTTTAAGAAGTCTATTAGCTAGTTTTGTATTTTTAATATCTCTAAGATCTATAGCGTCTTCTAGTTCTATACTTTGCTGAGATAAAGCTTGTTGAATGTTGTTTTCTAATAACATTTTTTCTTCTTCATCTGGAGCTAAATCAATAAATATACCAAAATCATATAGATGTAGCTCTGACATTTCTTCTAGTGTAGCTACATTATGAACTCCAATAGCTTGTATAAAAGCGTCTCTAGTTGGTGAGTACTCTATAATATCTGATATTCTTAAAGATAAGCATTCTGCAACTTGAGTTGTTAAATATAGTCCAGAATTTAATATATGTCTAGTCGCTGTATTTGAATTAGCAGCTGCTAATTTTTGAACACCAACAAGCGCTTTAGAATCAGGTGTGCTACCATCTCTAGCCTCATTAAGTCCAGTGACGTCTCTTATCATTTGTAGATAATAGTTGTAGTTAGTTATTAAAGCTTGTATTTTATTACCTCCAGATCCCGATGTGATTTCTTGAATTGGTACTTTACCAGGATTAGCATCGCCTTCACTAGTAAAACTTCTACCTATTACAGATCCTGTTTGGAAGAACATATTTAATGCTTCTTGTGGATTATAATTAGTTCCATTACCTAAATCAACTTCAGCTAAACCATCAGCATCTAAATAAACACCATCTGGAACCATACGTGACATTACTTGCTGTAATTTTAAATGTGTCAATTGTATCATATCAGCAAAACCAGTTATTCTACGTACTAATGAGTCTATTTGTCCTTTATACATTCTAGGTGCAACGACAGCATAGTTCATTTTAACTTTAGTAAAATCACTTTTAGGGCGCATCATGTTTTTACACATTTCCCATTTAAGTAACTTATTTGTACCTAAAACCATAGCCCCTTCATAAAGACATTCTATAGATCTTTGTAGTTTACCGTAACCGCCTTCTTTATCTTGTGGTGGATTAAAACCATCATCTTTTTCTATGGCTTTATCACCACCAAAACCAGTTTCTTTCATTTTGTATACTTCGTTCATGTAACTTTTATAGTTAAAATAAAGTACTTGAACCTGATTATTATCTACTTCTCTAGAATTACTAGGGCCATGATAATAACTACTTTGTTGTACACTTTTATTTTTAGCAATATCTTCTAGATCTTCATGTGTTAAATGTGGAAATTGTTTTGCTAATTCATTTATTGGTATAGTCTTTACTTCACCAACGTAATAAATATCATCAAAATAAGGAGATTCTGTATACGAATAAACTATATTTGCTGGATCAACATATTTTATCACTACACCTTCTGAAGTAGTAAAGTTAGTTTTTACCGCTCCAATACCTAAAACCGTTAAGTCTCTATAAAATCTCTTTTTTATTAGCTCATAATCATTACCCTCCATCAACACATTAATAGCTTGTTCTTCAGCTATTTCAACTGCTTGTTTGTAAGTAAGTTGCATGTGAAGCTCTAATTCTTCTTTTGTTTCTGGTAAAGTATCTGGATCATTTTGATATAGATTTATTCCAAAGTTTTCTGCAGAAAAATCATTCATTTCTTTTGTAGCCATATCACCTAATATAGATTCCATATATTCGGTTCTTTTAGCGACTCCATAAGGATCTTGTGAATAAGCTTTTATATCATAAGTTCTCTCAGCTATACCATTAACTACTATATCTACAAATTTTGGAATAATTGGAACTGGTGTCCAATCAAGGTTTAGATAAGATAAATCACCATTTATAGATAACTCATCTTTATATTTTTGAATAGATTGTCTTCCACTAGCGTACAATCTTAAATTATGATAGTTATTTTGATTAGTGGAATATTTAGTGTACCCTTTGTCTTGATGGAACCATTCGGTTTCAATAGCTTTAGCTACTTTCAAACCATAATCATAGCTTAATTTTTCTGCGTCACTAACAACTTGACTAGGAAAATAATTATTTATAACAGACTCTGCCATATTTATTTTATTAGTTTAGATGTATTACCTCTATTTTCATATCTAGCAATACTTATGTTTAATTTCGGTTTTTCAATTTTCGCATTTGGTGCATATAAATGTCTATTACAAGCCATTATAGCTAATCCAGAACTAATTGTTGCGTCAAATTTAGTTCTTTTTGTTATATCAAATCTAGCCCAATCATTTAAAGTTCTATTAAAATATATATTACCATAATTCCCATCACCTAAATGTCCAACGTATTGCTGTATATACATTTCAATAGCAGAGGCATGTGCTTGTTTTATATCCTCGCTTGAATTTGGTATACCACCTATTTCTTTTTCTGCTGTAGATAGTTTATTCCAAACTTTATCAGGGCGATTCATTGAGTAACCTCTATACCCTCTTCTTCTTAAATAGTATAATAATCTTGGTTTGTTATTCTCACAAAGCAGTGGCATTCCATAAAAAACTAATGACATCAACACGTCTTCAAAAAATATCTCTGCAGTTGGTGGTCTAGATATGTACTCTAAAAACATATGATTTGGAGGCGCGTCTTCCATGCTGAATTTAGTTAAACCATGCAAAGCTCCATTCGATCCTCTTCCATCCACTGTGCCTGATATATCGTAACTATCACAACCAAAAGCGCCCATATGCTCGTTACCAGGATATTTTATACCGTTTTTTATTATAATTTTATTTTGCAAATGAGGTGGTGGCGTCCAACTTACTTTAAACCTACCTTTTGGGTCTGGATAGAAAATAACATTACTATCTTTTATACCGTTAACCCATTGAAAGTTACCTGTACTTATATTACCTTGATAACCTATTCCTTCATTATAATCTATCTGTTCATATATTTTAACTAGATTAAATATACTATTTTTCGCTTCATCTCTAAACGCATGTTCTTCAGTTCTTGGAAACTGACGATAAAACTCATTTAAAGCATCTTGATCATTTTTTAAACCATCAGCTTCGTTTTCCCAGTGCTCTATTATACCTATATCTATTAATTCACCATCTGGGTCGAGGACATCATTGTCTGGGTTATCAAAGACTGGAAGTCCGTATTCGTCAATAAATCCTTCGTAGTTCCATTCCATTGGGATAAACAAAGAGTATAAACCAGACTTTGTCTGTCCATTTCTATTTCTTTTTGTGACATCTGACGCATAGTATAGTTTTTTAAAATTATCTCCACCTTTATCTAAAGCGTTGGAAGTACTACCCATCATACATTTACCAACTATTCTACTACCTAGTCTTAAACAAGTTTTTGTAACTCTCCAGTTGTTTAATATATTGTCAGGTCTCTCCCACTTACCACTTTCATCATGAACTAATAGATTAAGTTTTTCACCATCATAACTATTATCTCCAGTGTTTTTCCAATCAATCGTTGTGTCTAAACCTTCTAATTGTTCTGTTTGCTCGTTTGTTGTTATCTTTTTTCTAGTAAACTTACTAGCTGGAACTCTATATGCTAATTCTGTTTTAGGACGATCCATACCGTCTTGAATTGGTTTAAAGAAAAATGGATAGTTAACACTAATTGGAACGACCTTATCTGTAAACATCTTTTTAGCGTCACTACCAGTTTTAGATAGTATTCCATATCTACTATCACTTGAAATGGTAGCTAAATTAACTGTTTCAGCTGATGACATAAAAGAAAATCCAGAACGTCGGTTTTTAAGGTAACACATACCGTAACATCTTTTATCTGCTTTACACGCTTCCCAAAATATAAAGAACAATCTATTTGCTTCTCTAAAATCAGGAGCTCCAACATCAATTTTACTCCATTGTAAATACATATAGTGCGTGCCAGTTATCCAGGTTGGTTTACCATTATTCATAAACCAGAAACCTTCTTCTCGACGTTTAAATTCCTCGTCTATATAATCGTACCATTTTTCTTTATTACTTTCCGGATAACTCCTCCAGTCAAATATATTTTTTATCCTTTGTAGTTCTTTAGGATATTCCTGCTTAACCCACTTATTTTTTGGATGCTTATATATTTCCTTTGGTGGTTTAGGCAGCGCTATAATTAAATTTTGTATTTCTATAATATCTCCTATAGTTCCATTGTGAGATAATACAATTAAATCATGTTCCTTGTTATAACCATACTTCCACTTTTTCCCACGATTCATACGTGTAATAGTGGTTCTTTTTATAGGCTCTATAGTTTTAACTAGTGTTTGCTCGTAATTCATTTTGATCTTCCCTCGGCGAATCCTTTAAAGACTCTTTCTTTCTTCTCTTCGGGTTCTTTACCCTCCAAAATATTCTCTTCTTCTTGGACTCTATTAAGTATTTCAAACGCGTCAAATATAGCTAGTTTTTTAGTAGCTGCC